GCTAGATCGTCACGCATCTCAGACAGCGTATCAAAGATCAAACCCCAATCAAGATCTGATGCATCACGTGCTTTCTTACGACCTGCTTTGTAGTGCTGGAAAAAGTCACGACGCCAGTACTTACGTCCATCGCAACAGATTACAACGTCTCCATATTCCTTACCATACTTCTTCTTGTAAGACTTAATGGTAGAGAGAGTGACATGACGAATCAAGTTCTTCACCTCAGACTCAGTGCCCTTTAGCTCTCTTTGGAAAGTCAAGATGGCTGACAAAGCCACCTGACTGTAGTCAACTAAAATCATTAAAATGCTCCAAGGATAATTGTTTCTTCGTTAATACGACCATTTGGTACAGCTGACTTTGTAGTCAGTGTCTTCATTTTAGCATTCAATGGACGTTTGCCGATTGTTAACCCTTTGAAGAAATCTGCTGGTTTACGCAGAGTAAATTGTTTAGATTCAGTTACTGAGAATCCAAGAATAGTAGTGCCTTTCACAGCCAATGCACCATTCTCGGCTTTGTAAACACTAATACGACGATACTTGGTATTGTATACCCATACCTCTGTTGAGTTGATAATACTTTCTGGTTTTACAGACTTGAGATTCAACTCAGCAAACTCTTTGAGATACTTCATACGTGCCACTTGCACAGAGGCAGGTTTCTCTTTACGCTTACGTGGTGCACGATTAGCCTTGGCAGTTTGCACTTGCTGATTGCAGTCAGAGATAATGCCTTCAACAAACTCGGCAAACTTCTTCAGTTCTCGTTTGGTAAAGTGTGAGTAACCTTCAACGAGTTGCTCATCTGTTCCTTCGATAGCCCCACGCAATTCTGCGGCAGTGGCGACGTACATCTCACCAATTCTTTTTGCAATAGGTGCTGCGACGAGATTCGCAAGAAGATAGTTTTTTGTTGAGAAATCATTTTTCTTATTGATCATAAAGTCGTCAATGGCACCATCAATTTCAGATGCCAACTCACGTGCTTTTTCTTCCATACGTTGTTGGATTGAAATTACATTAAAAGGTGCAGCTGCTGCCAAAGCATCGGCTGTTTTCTTGTCTAGTTTGTCTTGGGATTTTTGACGAGAACCAACTTGTTCTTTCAATTTAGCAATGCGTTCATTGAAGTAGTTGGCTTCTTTTTCTTCAAGTTCAGAACCACCATCCATTAGACGAGCAAGAATGCCAGCATAGCGGAAGTGATACTCATCAACCTTTAGCAACTCAACAGCCAATTTCTTGTCTGTCTTAGCCATGTGGCTGATCAGCCATTTCTTTTTATCTTTGTCATCATGATTGGCATTGTAGTAGTTCAATGCCATAATCAAATCACGCATGTAGTTGTTAGGGTTGAGTTGACACTCAGCACCCTTCATCATGCGATCGACTTTTTCAATCAGTTGTTTACGTTTTGCAGTAGTAGCCATAGGTTTAGAACCTCCATAGTATAACTTATTATACCGCAAAACGGAATAAAAGTCAACAACAATTTGGAAAGACCCTCATGTGTTGAGGGTCTTTATTTCGGTACTACCTTGGTGAGATCTTCGTAGAGATCCACGAATTCTTCATGTTCCTGATTGACCTGTGTCAAGTTCTGTTTGTGGAAAGTGACTGCAATTTTCTTGACAGTTTTCCTAGGAATCTGGTAGGTATCAGAAATTTCTTTAACGATCTCTTTGATTAGATCACGTTCTGCTTCAGCACGCAACATTGAATTGCTGATCTCACGAACAGCATCAAAAATCTTTTTCTTATCTTCAGGGGATGAAATGCTCATATTATTTCTTAAAAGTTACAAAATGATTACCACTAACAATACCACTTAACAATACTGCAGCACACCATGTATCAAATGCAAATGGAATAGCCAGAGCAGGGAATAGTGTGTTCAATGACCAAATTGCCGCAAACGGCATTAATACAATTAGTACTAAAGCCACAGCAACAAACATCAAAATTTTTGTAGTAGTCATAGTGTCACCTCAACTTTAATCACTGAGTCCCAACGGAAAGATCTCCAAGCACCAATTTCGGTATCAAAAACTCGGCATGCTGCGTCAGTAAACGTGCTTGCTGTTCCTTCTGTTTTTGGCTGGAATTCTTTTGGGATATTACTTTCTGCAAGGGTACAACGCATTGCACGTTGTGCTCCGTCTTTTTTGGTAAAAGTAATGCACAGATCTTTTGATGATTCATCTCGTAGTAGTCCTAACGTCCAAGTTTTAAAGTCTTCAAATTCTTTTTCTGTTTTAAACACTGTTTGCATTTTCAAATCTCACTTTCAAATCATTAATAATCGGTTGAAAAAAATCTTCAAATTCTCTATTCGAGAAAAACATCTGATTGGTACTGTCAACTATCACCTTACCATTCTCATCAGTTAACTTCTTTGTTATACTATATTCAACTACATCATAGTCATGATCTTTAATAAGAAGTGTAGTTAGTAGACCATTTCTACTTAGTTCGTAAGTACTGTTCATCATGTGCTCCTTTGTGCTTAGCTTTGCGAGTGTACTGAACCTTGCTCTCAACTACACGTATTCGGTACTTGGGAGTTCGAAGATCTTTAGCAACAAGATCTCTGGGTTTCAGTTTTATATTATACATGATATTTCCTTACAAGGCAAATTTCTTTAATACTTCTTTTGCATCTTTAAAGTCACCCATTACATTATCCATCTCTGCGAGAATAATCATCTGTTGCAAACTATCTGCAAGTTGTTGGTCTTGTTCATCCAATAGATCATACCATTCTGCGTACTCTTCCTCTGAGTCCAAAGACCACATATGGTCTAGCATCTCCACCTGATACTCAGTTAGGTTTTCTATTTGAATCATACCATTTCCTTAATGTTAGACCACTTGGCTAACTTTAATCGCTTTGCTTGTGATGCATGTGCAACTTCACCAGCATCGATGATTCCTTCTTCGACCATCATGTCAATCATACAAAGTAAGTCACCGATTTCTTCTTCGAGTCGTTCACGATTAGATACATCATTATGTAAACCATCAACTCCGAATCGGAATACTTTACTTATTGCTTGTGCAACTTCAGCACATTCTTCTTGGCAGATAAGCATGATTTCTTCTTGTCTTTCTGTCTTCATTCTTTTTACTGCAAATTTATTCATAATCTTTCTTTCCGCCAAATTCTTCATTGTAATCATAACCTGCATTGTACTCAGCGACTTCTTCGTCACACAATTCAGAAATACGTCCACCGTATCCAGTACCTTCTGGATACCAATGTGGATCACGTGAACGTGAATACCAAGAGTCAGCACCGCCACGATCAAACAAAGATCCATGACGCTTACGATCAAATTGCGGAAGCATCTCAAGTGTTACAGTCATAACGAAACCTTTCATAATCAAACCCAACACAGTTAGTATACATCAGAATCGAATAAAAATCAACACTTATTTCATGTGCAAAAAACCCCTGTAAAAACAACAACTTACAGGGGTCTAAAACCTTACTACAGTAGGGGATTAATAGTCGTTTCGCATATTTCGGTGTGTTGGATCACCTGCTTCAAAGACTGGCATGCTTGTAGCGTCTGCGAGAGGGTTACGCATAGATGGCATAGATGAACTCATGCTTCTTTGCATTCCTACTGGTTGCGGAGAGCCATATGTTGTTGTGACACTTTGTGCCACTGGCACTGGTTGCATACCGCCATTGTTTGCTCCCCCAAGTTTTTCTTGAGTTCGTCCCCATGCTGCAAGACCTAGCACTGCACCCATGGCTATGTGGAATAAACCAGCACCTTGTAGGGTTAGTGGAGTCCATTGCGTGATTGGACTATGAGTGAATGTCTGTAATAGACTCCATAGAATTGGAAATATAACCATGTCCATAGTACATACTACCATGTACATCCAACCCATCATTGGACGCCATTTGGAATTCATCCAGTCTTCTTTTTTTTGTTCGCTTGCGCTTAACACTTTAACTTCTTCTGACATGGTTCGCTCCTGTTGGTTAGATTATCCAAAGCCAAATACCTTGGCTCATCAATATAGCACCAATAACACCAACTCCAATGCTAGCCCAGAACATACCCATACTAACTGCCAATATGGCAGCAGACAATAGAACGATGCTTAATTGAAAAGCTGAACCAGCGAATGTTAGCCATGGACTGTGTAGTTTAGCCTCATCACGTGCTTCTTCTAATGCTTTAGCTTTGACAAACAATTCTTTCTTACCTTCACCCTTATCAGGTTCACTTTCGTAACGATCAATTTTAGCAGTTAATTTAGCTACTTTTTCATTATCGTTCCGTGCTATGGCATCATCACGTGCTGCTTCTGCAATAGTTTGTTTGATACTTTTAGCCTGATAGAAATTCCATGTATCGTTGGCTTTGATGGTATTAGTTAACACACTGCTACTATATCCGTTGGCAAGGTATGTGTTCACTGCCAACAATGCGGCAACCACAGTGATCACCCATCCAGCTTTGTCTTTGATATGTGCTTCTCTTTCGCTTCGTGATTCAGCCATTTCTTACTCCTTCATTGCGCCAATTTTCTTTGGACCAAATCCCTGTCTATCTTCAAGGACGGCAATGTGCTGACGATTTTCCATGATAGCATCACGATTCTTTTGAATTTCTTTTTCTAAGTCTTGACGTAGTTTTTCACGTGCCAATTCAGCACCACTGTTGCTTGCCTGTTTATTATCTGTGGTAACAACTAAACTAACTTTTTGGTTTAGAATAGTTACATCATGCTGTATCGAACCCAATGCATTGATTAGATATCCAACTGATCCTAGTAATAATGGTAATATGGCGAATAGTAATTTTTCAATAAATGCGCCTTTAGCACCTTCTTTTTGTTCTTCTTGTGCCATTTTATTCTCCTTATTTTTTAGCAATCATTGCTTGTATTTTTTCTTGCATCATTTTAGCCCAGAATGGTTGTGGAAAATTCCAGCCTATAAATGCTCCTACTGCTAACCAAAGTAAAATATCTAACATAGTTTCTCCTTTTTTATTATTTATAAAATATCATCTTCCCACATAAACCTGTGGTTGCGCTTCTCTGCGACGTTGTTCATCGGTCTTGGGAATAAATT